TGTGACGCTTAAACTGCGCATCTTGCTCTTGTCGATGCTGCTCTGTCAGCCGCACAGCTTCTAAGATCTTTGCTTCCCAGTAATGCAGCCGCGCCTCATCATCAAAGCCGTGCGCTTCAAAGTCAGCTATTGCGTTACTGATCACTTGGTCGAAGCGGGAAGGCATTACCGCGACACAGTCACTTTGGCTTTCTTATTAGACTTTTTCCATATTTCAATTTCCCGATCCACATTGGCCTTAAGGCACGTTTCCGATGAACCATCCGGGAACCTAATCTCTGCGCCATCTTTTTCGTTTCTGTTTGGGTGAGGCAAAACTTTGATAACACCTGTTCCAATCCATCCTTCAGTTGGAGACTGCCGCCCGGCATCGGCCCTCCGCCTGCTTTTGATCACGTCCATGCGTGAGTCAAGCGCACTAAGGCTCTCGTCAAGCCTATTAATTGACTCCATGCAATCATCAAGCTTGCTCATGTATTGGGCCCTTTCCTATGCGCCAACACCACCGCATCCAAATACGTATCAAGCGCGTCATGAACTCGGGGTCTAATGCGTTCAAGCTCGTTCGCATACTGCGCTTGCGCAGCGGCCTGAAATTCGGTCAATTCCAAATTGTATGTGGCATACGAGCGCCGCAGCTCTGCCATCAAGTTGAACAAGAGCTTTTCTTGCGTAGTGCTCACTTGCGTTGCCTCCGCGCCCAGTCCTCAATCTTTGCAACCCTATGCGGCAAGTCACCCGCATCTTTGCTGCTAAGAAACGCTGCGACGCTGTCACGCGCTGAAAACGGAGGCGGAGCGGCGGGTTCTTCCTGTTCCTGCTGTTCGGGCGGCGTATATTCTTTGAGAGCGTCATAATCAAGTTCAAGTGGTACGGGAAACCACTCCTGCATATTGTTTGTGGTGTCTTCAATGAATTTGATAACAGCGACCTTGTTCTCAGGATCCATTTCCGGCAACAGAACCTGCGCAAGCGCAATGCACGCTTTAAGCTTCGTGTCTGCGACGCGCACTTTCTCAGACTCTGGTTCCTGGATAAGCGGAGGCCACTCTGCAGTGAATGAGTTGCTCCACTCGTAGAACGCTTGCTCATAAGGCTTCTTGCCGTAAGACTCAGGGTATTTCTCCTGAATCACCTTATAGAACTTCTTGTTCCACGCACGCCTCTGCGTAACCATATCCATGAACGCATAAAGACGATCCATCCACGTCCTGATGCCATCCAAATACGCTGCAACAGCCTTCGCGTCTTCAGTCCCCTCTCCAAAGCCCTCAGCATACGACTCATGTTTCAGAATCGACGCAGGCATATCGCAGGCTGAAGCAGTGTTCTCAACCGCATGCTTGCGCGCTGCTTCTAAGGGGCCGTCAATGTTGGTCAGGTCGAGTGATGATATGGACTCGCCTTCAGCAATCGACAACACATTGTCGGTCGCGCCTAGTTTCAATATCGCACGTTTTGTCGCAGCCGCTGCGCGCATGACGGCGTTCACAACCGAACTCGCCATCTTAAGCGTAGCAATAATCAACCCAACTTTGCGCGACACCATGTCATCAGCTAGCATGGTCTGAATAAACGTTTTCATCGGATACAGCGCGCGCTGATATACGCTAGGTCCAACGAAACCGAATGCTGCCGGCATATACGCGATGTAAACGGGCTGCTCGTTGAGCAATACCACAGTCCTGCTGCGATGATACCGTTGCCCTTGCACAGCGATGTCGCCATGCTTCAAGAAATCCATTGCGTTGGGATTCTGGTTAAGCACCAGTGACCCGGCTGTGTTCAAAGGATCAAAGACATTAAAACTGATCGACTTGTCCGCAAGCGTGTCTAAATCGAGAGGCTGGCTGGAATCAACATCCTCCTGCAACAGCGCAAGCGATGAAATGCCATAAATGCGCGCAACTGTGGCAGTCCAGCAAATGGTGTGATCGACCTGATCTTCCTTCCACTGCTTTTCAAACTGCTTCACGAGCTCTTCTTCTGGTCCATCGCCTACGCTGATTTTGCGAGGCTTGAACTGCGCCATCTTTACTGGCGTCTGTGTCATCTTCTGACCGAGCGGATGAAACAGATAAAGAAGCTTGCAGATCTCATATGAGAGATCTGACCCTGGCACAATGTCAGAGCACAATAGGATCGACTGTAAGGCCGATCCTAATGCAGACCCATCTATGTCCACACTGGACATGCTTAGCTCTTAAGCTCGCTTTGGACAGGGGCTTCCAGCAGCGCTTTCTTGTCATAGTATTCGAGAATGATCTTCGCCAGCTGCAACGCAACTTGGTCCGGGATCGCTACAGCGGCGCGGATGACAGGAGGGATCCGCGCATCAAGTTGCTCGTTGAAACTGATGCGCAGCAATTGATTCTGCTGGAACAGCTGGAAACCATTCACAGTAATGGCCTCCTTCTGCGCGATCATGCCAAGCACCATCAGCTGCATTTGCTCTTCAGATGGAGGAGCAAACGGCATTCTGACTTCGGACTCAGGACGCTTAGGCGGCACAAGCGGATCTTGTTCCGCGAACGCTTGCTGCTCCTCCAAACTCGACAACTTCGCTTCATCAGACATTTGTCACTCCTACTTCGCTTTCTTCACCTTGCCGACATCATCGTGCCGTCCCAGCGTCAGCGCTAGTCCATAACAGAACGTGTCAAGCAAGTCATCTTCCTGAGGCTCTTTGACGCCTACATGGAAACCAGTGATCTGACTCATCAGGTGATTCTTCGTAATGCCTTTATATGAAACCACTTTCTCGTACGCTAAATCGGTCACTTTGATCTTGTCCTGATAGACATAGCCTGACACATCGATCGCACGTTCGGACTTGCCAAGCGATGTCAACGTGCCATCGATCGCATGCACATTCATACCGCGGCGCAGCGCTTGCTGAATGAGTATCATGCCGCTTGCTTTGTCTTCAATCCAAATGCCACTCACCCCAAACCGCGCCTTGCACTGCACTGCAAGCTGTTCCAATCGCGTCACAACTTCGGGCAACCATACCTCGAGCATGCTCCCTTCAATCTGCCGCAAGTCCCAATCGAGCATATATAAATTGGGCCCGCTCCAGGGATTTTCAACATATGCGAGATACAGCACGCCGGTACCATCGTTCTCGGTCTTGGTTTTGGTGGCAGTATCGATAACTGCCATCACCGTATCGCAAGACTGCGGGAACGCGATTGGGTGACCGTCGTAAAGCAGTTTGTCTTTAACGAAGAACGCATCGCCACCCCAATCAACGAACTCGGCCAAATACTCCTGTTTGTAAACCAGCGGCGCATTGCGCTCTTTCAATTCGGCAACGCCTCTCTCGTCCAACATTGGGTTTTCCATTGTGGACACATGAAACTCTTTATATCCAAGCGTTTTGTCGGTGCACGCTACATAAAAGAAATTCTCAGGATCAATGCCCTTAGGCGTCCCTGCCATTATCAATGTGCCATTGCGGTCAAGCAGCGTTGGCGTAATAGCTTGCTCAACAATCTCACGCAATCCCTTGCGAACAAGGCTGGCTTCATCAAGCACCACGTCATCGTAGTCGCGGCTGCGGCCTGCGTCCGGATTATCTAGGGTCCAAAATTCAATCTGACCCTTGCCGTACAATTTGATTATCTTATCCGTTCGTGACGCATACTCAACGAACGGGTACAACAAGTCGTACAAGCGATGATAGCTTGGCATCATCAGCTTGTACTCGGGCACGAACCATCCGATCTTATGTTGCAGCGTAAGCGCCCGCCATCCGTAGCGCGTTTCAAGAAGTTCGGTTTTCCCGAACCGCCTTCCACACCGCAGCACCACGCGCGTGCTGTTACCTATCTGATGGTAGATGCGGCGTTGCGCTGCATGCAACGGCCGCCCCAACCACTCGCCAACTATCTTCCTGTTGTTATTGCTTTGTTGGCGTAGAGGGCGCACGGTCAGACTTTACCACATGCGCGCTCATGTCGCCCGGCATCATGGCATCGGGCGAATGTCGCACGACAATGTGAACCTCTTGCCCGGACTTGACTACAGGCATGCCGTTTTCATCCACTGGCACATCATCGCTGGGCCGTTCGCGTTCGCGATACCCGTACTGGGTCTTGAGGTAAAAGAAAATGCCAGGAAAGGCTTTGAAGTCATCTTTCATCGACAAGCGGAATAGGTTTCCGATGAGCCGACCTTTGACAGCTTCTTTTGCCTCAGCTTCCGTGATGTGACCAAAATATTTAATGAGCGTATCAACTGCGATATTGAGCACCCAACTGATCTGCTGATCCGTGATGCCGGCGCCACGCATAGCGCACACAAGGTTTTTGTCTTCTTCCGTCGGCACATACGTCGCAACGCTTGCACGCTTGATCTTTTCGTTTGGTGCAATGCCAGCGATCGACCCATATTTAGGCTTGGGCCTAATCGTCTTAATAGGACGCGGAACACCTTTGGGGGGAGCCACTCAAAACCTCTTTTATGGTAGAGACCAATTTGGTTCTGATTGCGCTCCATTGCTGTGCGCATTATCAGTATGAGTTGCCGTTCACGAGCGAGGCTGTTTCGCTCGTACAGCCAGATCACTCACGGGGCGGCATGCTATACACAATTTTGTCGTCTACAACAAGGGGCAATGTTAACTTGATGCCGGCTACGCTTACCTCAATCTGATTCTTCTTGTTCTGTATCCGCTCGACCGTAGCCAGTTCTCCTGCCCACAAGCCTACTTCAAGTTGAATCTTTGCCCCAACCGCAAGCACAAGCCTGGCTTTATCCTCCTTCCGCATCACATCAAACACGCCTTGTTGTTCTTGCTGTTTGATGCTTTCGATTGTGTCGTCTGACAACACACAATACTCGCTTCCTGTCTTGTCTTCTTTGTGGAACAAGAACCCTTTGAATCCCTGCAGCTCGCTTATCAGCGCATGCACCTCTTCATCCATTATCAAAAATATGTACCCTGGAAACGCATACTTGCTGCACAAGACTGGGCTATTCTTATGGCGCGGCTTGGTGTAATAGCGGCTTAGCGGCACATAGAGCTTGCTTTTATGCCCTTGCATCTCAAGCGTGCTCAAGATAACAGGCTGTCGCACCGTTGCAACAGAAGCAATCACCCAACTTGGCATTCGTAGACCGCCCTCTGCAGAGCCATCGGATCTTTAGCTTCTTTGTAATACTGCACATAGCGCGTTGTCGTGCTCACGTTCCGCACATCATAAACGCCCCACGCATGGCTTCTTAAACACA